CACAGATGATGAATCACCGTAAGCGGTATTCACGTAAATATCTGTACAAGGAATCTGCGTTCGACGTTGACGGACGTAACGCTCTTGAGTCCGACTATGACAACGTGATGGTTCCTGTTTCGGCGGATGAGCCGTTGTCGAATGTTGTTGCTCCGTTCCCTGCGATTGTTACTCCGCCAGAGTTTTACAACCAGTCGGAGATGATCTCAAGCGACGTTGAGTATGTGACGGGCGTGTCGGAGTATCAGCGTGGTGGTTTGCCTGAGATTCGCCGTACGGCAACTGAGGCGGCAATCATGCAGGATGCCGCTAACGCTCGGGCGGCTGACAAGTTGGCAACAATCGAAGGTTCAATCCAAGAGGTTGCTTATCGTTTGGTTGCTTTGGCACAGCAGTACATGACTGGCGAGCAGGTTGCGCGTGTTGTCGGCAAAGATGGTGTGCCAATCTGGATCACGTTTGATCGTGATTACATCTCTGGCGAGTTCGACTTTGAGGTTGAGGCAGGCTCTACTGCCCCGAACAACGAGTCGTTCCGTCGTCAGATGGCGTTGCAGATGGTGGACGCTATGTCGCCGTTTGCGAGCGCTGGGGTTGTCAACGTTCAGCGTCTAGCGGCACACGTTCTTCAGTTCGGTTTCGGCATCAAGAACCCTGCCGAGTTCCTTGAGGTGCCGCAACCAGAGCAAGCACAGCCACAGCCGACGGCAGAAGGTGGGCAGATGCCTGTCCCGATTCCTGAGCCTGCACCAGCAGGAATACAGCAGATGGTGGCACCTCCGCCTTCCAATCCACAAGCACTTTCAGGCGTTGACCCCGCTGTGTTAGCGGCTTTATCAAGCCGCATGGGTATGGACTTGAACAACACGATGTAACGATTTTCCCTATGGGGTGAGGTGTTTGGAATAACCGAAAGGACTCCTGTGACCGAATCCATAGATACCGCGGCGATAGACCCCACTCCTGTTGAGGCAGACAGTGGACAAGTCGAAGCAGATAGCGGAACACCAGAGCCAGAGGCTCCTTTACTGAATACCGAAGATTTTGCCGATCACCATGTGGTCGTCAAAGTTGACGGTCAGGACGTACGGGTTCCTTTGTCCGAGGTAACTGCGGGCTACCAACGTCAATCGGATTACACCCGAAAGACACAGGAACTTGCAGAGCAAAGGCAACAACTTCAGTGGGCTAACGCCATCGCACAAGCGTTGGACAACAACCCTGACGAAACGATCAAACTGTTACAGCAACACTACGGAGTTAGTGCGGCTGAGGCTCAGAAAATTGCGGACAACGCAGTTGAGCAGGCAGATGGATCGGACAGTTGGGTTGATCCAGTCGAAGCGAGGGTGAAGGAACTGGATTCTCGTATCCGCCAGTTTGAGGAGGAACGGGAATATCAGCGGCTTGAACGTGAAGTTCAGCGTTTGCAAAACACATACGGCGAGGACTTCGATGCTCAAGAAGTGATTGCTCAAGCGTTAGCAACGAACAACACAAACTTGGAAGCAGTGTTCAAGCAGTTGGCATTTGACCGATTGCGTGCCCGCACTTACGCAACTGAACGGGTTGCCGATGAGAAGGCCGCTGAAGAGGCGGCAATCTTGGAGGCGAAACGTGCTGGCGGTGTGGTCGCAGGAGGGACAACGGCTAACGGTGTGACCGCTGTCGATGCTTCGCCAATCCGTACTGTTTCGGATGCTTGGTCTGCCGCCAAACGGCAGTATGGCATCTCTTGATCCACTAGGAGAAAACAATGGCTGGTAACAGCAACTTCAACGAACTTCTATCAACCACGATTGCGAACTATCGCGATCAACTTACTGACAACGTGTTCAACGCACGTCCGCTCACCGCACACCTCATGGACAAAGGCCGTGTTCGTATGCTCAGTGGCGGTACGAAAATTGTTGAGCCGTTGATCTACGGTGAGAACAACACTGTTGGTTCGTACTCAGGTTACGACACCATCGACCTCACGCCGCAGACTGGCGTCTCAGCCGCCGAGTACGAATGGAAGCAGTACGCCGCTTCTATCGCAATCAGCGGTATCGAGGAAGCCAAGAACAACGGCGAAGAGGCAATCATCAACCTGTTGGAAGCAAAGGTCATGCAGGCCGAAGAGTCCATGAAGGAAGGCTTCAACGCTATGTTCTTCGGAACAGGCACAGGAGACGACTGGAACGGTCTTGAGAACCTGGTTGACTCAACAACCGCAGTTGGTGGCATTGACCCAGCGGGAACTGGCAACGGTTTCTGGGCATCGTACGAAGAGGGCACTGCTGGTGCGCTCTCGCAAGCCGACATGACCACCGCATACAACACGGTGTCGGTCGGTAACGACCATCCCGACATGATTATGACCACTCAGACTTTGTTTGAGAAGTACGAGTCACTGTTGACACCACAACTCCGCTACACCGACACCAAGACGGCTGACAGCGGATTCCAGAACCTTCTGTTCAAGGCCGCTCCTGTCGTGTACGACGTGGACTGCCCAGCAGGAAATATGTACTTCCTGAACAGCAAGTACCTCACCCTTGTTGGTCACTCTGACAAGTGGTTCACCCAGACCGAGTTTGTTCGTCCTGAAAACATGGATGCTCGGTACGCCCTGATCTTCTGCTACGGCAACCTCACGGTTCGCAACCGCAAGAAGCAAGGCAAACTCACAGGCCGCACCGCCTGATAACTGGGTTCCAGTGGGCGGGGGCTTCGGCTCCCGCCCACCAATCTCAATCCAATTTCTTTTAGTAAGAACGAAAAATGGCACAACGCAAATCAGGGCAACGTAAACCAGCGATTGAACTTCACGACATTTTGCCTCCAGTTCAGGTGGCGAAAGCGGTGTCGGCTTACTACAAGAAAGCCGCGCCAATCGCACAGAAGTACGAAACGTGGAAGGGGCAGGGCAATCGTCGTCACAACCAGACGACGTTGGCTGGCCGTTCGCAGAGAGACCGCAACCGTTACGGTACTCAGGCTCCTAGAAAGACCAGAGCACGTAAAAGTGGGTAACGAAATGCGCTAATTAGTGATGAACGCTGTACCTGCTCACACTATTTACGGAGTCCCTGCGACTCGCAATGCGCGTCCAGCGGGGCGTGGTGTCAATTCGGCACCCGCCCCTGCTGGCGGTATGCCATTTGACGACCGTCATTGTGCATACGAAACAGGGGGCAATCCCTGTCAAGGGTACAAAGCGAAGAACACCGACTACTGCATGGGGCATCTAAGGGCAGTCGCTAAATCGAAAGTGGTGACAGATGAATCTGAATGAGATTCGCGCCAAGGTGCGTGAAGTTGTGGACATGGACAGTACCGATGTCTCCGACGCTCTGCTTGCCATGTACATCACCGACGGCTACGAACGCATAATTGCGTTGGATGGCCGTTGGCCGTTCTTTGAGAAGTCGTGGACGTTGACCACTGTCGCTGACCAGAGCGCTTATCCGATCTCTGGGATCGGATCTGGCGATGTTCGCGAGGTCACGTCGGTTGTTGATCCGTCTGCTGGCGGTATCCGTCTCACCATGATTGACCACGCTGAAGCCGAGGCTTTGTGGTTGGGTGCGAACAATCAGTCAGGGACACCCCGACATTTCTCTGTGTGGCAACAGTCAATTCATTTGTGGCCTAAGCCTGAAGAGGCTGTGACGTTGAATTTGCGTGGCTACCGTAAGCCAACCGCATGGTATTCGGACGGCACAACTGAAGTGGATGCCGATGATCGGCTTCACCAGTCGCTTGTGACGTACACGATTGCACAGGTGTACCAACTCCAAGAGGATTTGGAGGTGGCACAGTTCTACCGTCAGTCGTTTGACGAGTCTGTCCGTCTTGCGACGGCAGACATTCTGCGCGTCCCATCACACAGGCCGTTGGTTCTTTCTGGTTCCCGACTACATGACTCGTATTCGGGTCATCAGACACCTCTGTATTACTGATGGCAACTGAGGGAATCCAGATCAGCGATTTCACTGGCGGGTTGAACTATCGTGCCGACGCATACCAGTTGGCCGATAACGAATCTCCCGACTTGTTGAACGTTGACGTTGACCCGAGGGGCGGGTTCTCTCAGCGTGGCGGTTTTACCGATTACAACGCTTCTGCTGTTGGTTCGCTTGCGGCTGACGGGTTTGATCCGAAACGTGCGTTTAGTTGGGATGGTAACGCACGTCAACTTTTGGTGTCCGCTAACGACAAAGTGTTTTGGACAGAGGACGGGGCGTTCACCGACATGGGCGTAACGGTGAACGCTTACGACGGGGCCCAGTATGCGTCGTGGCACAACTCTAATGTGTCGTACTTGTATGGTTCGGCTGGCGAATCAAACGATGTGTTCAAGTG